TATTTTGGCTTTCTTGTAACCTCGGGTTAAAGTACCAGCTATTTGGTAGTAAGTAAGGTGCCCTAAAAGATTAGATTTTTTACCCTCTAACACTTCATCTATTGCCGGTGCAAGATACATAGGGCCTCCTTTTAATTTATTTATACCTTTATGCTGGAGAAATCCTTTGTCTTAAATACTTTAGACATACCAAAATTGCTATTCTCGTTATCCGCTTGACCAGAATCAGCTAAGTTACTCTGTGCAATATCCTCTAAGTCATAAAGACGCATCTTTGCGCGATCAATACCTATCATAAACCGCTTATATAATGTTGGATCATTATACCGGTTTTTTAGCTGCTTAACCATGATCTGATTGAGACCTTCGAGCTCTTCTGTACTTATTAGGGCAAACATAAAATCTGCCGTGGCGGGTAATCCGAAGGATTCGGACGTATCGGTCAACTCCACATCTGTATTCGAGAAACCCGAACGCGTAGTTTGTGTAGCGGAGACGATAGGTAAATTAAATTCTACAGCTAGACCTCTCAACTCTTCAGCAATGGCTTTGATATATGTATAAGAATTGACTCCGCCACCGGGCTTGAATCTAGAGGATGCGCAGATATTCAAATAATCAATAAAGATAACATCAGGTTTAAATGAGCGTTTTAGCGTTAATTCATTCAATAATCCCTTAAAATGCCCTGCATGAGCAGATGCAGTAGGATATTCTTTAATAATTAACTTACCTCGAGACTTACCGTTAATCTTATCTATTCTACCTTCAAACATCTGCTTAGGCAAATTCTTTAACTGGTCTATCTCTACATTCAGTAAGTTAGCATCAACCCGCTCAGCAATCCTCTCCTCAGCCATCTCCAGCGTAATATATAATACGTTCTTACCTAAGGCCAGGTTGGCAGCAGCCATATGGCACATGAAAAGAGACTTACCCACCCCAGTACCAGCCAGAGCAATATTAAGCGTTTTGTTAGGTAAGCCTCCATTTGTGATCTTATTGAATAATGAAAGATCAAAAGGAAGCCTAGACTCGACACGGTTATAAAAATCAAACCGCTCAGAAGAATCTTCAAAGTAATCATGACCCACGGAAGAATCAAAGCAGACACCTAGCGCCTCCTGTAACAACGATGGTATGCCATCTTTACTAAAGTTCTTATCTCTACCCTCCATGATACCAATCGATTGAAGAATAGCATTATAGACGGCTTTATCCTTACAAAACTTCTCGGTCTCATCTAACAACCAATCTTGATTTGGCTGCTCAAATACTTCTAACTCTTTTAATAGGTTACCAGTCTCTTTAAACGTACCCTCGGGTAAATTAGAATTCTGTAACGTTATACCTAGCGCTTCAGTAGTTGGAGGTTTATTATACTTAACTACAAAATCATTAATTACTTTATAGATCGTTCTTTCACTTTCATCTGTAAAGTACTCTGTCTTTACAAACGGAAGAACCTTCCGCATATAATTTTCATTATGTACTAGATTCCGTAGTATCGTTATCTCTAGTCTGTTTGAGGTCATCAATTGCTTCTCTTAAAATATCGTTAATAATTATATCCATGACAACTTTAAATTTATCACTCTTAATATCTTCATCCGTAATTAATTCGGATTTATGTACTATATGATAGTCAAGAGAAAGTTCATTCTTACCTTCTTCAGGCCAATCTAACTTTTCAATCTGAACAGTAACACCTTTAAACTCCCCATCAATAATTTCAAAGCCCCAATCCTTCTCACCTACAAACCAGGGTTTAAATAAATCATTCCTTAGCATCTGCATACTCCTCGTTTATTTCAAGATCACTAATAATTGCACCATTCGAAACTTGATACGTCTCTTTAACCCAGTCATGAAAAGACTTAGTAGTGAGAATCGGCATCCAGAATTCTTTCGTATCCGTATCCTTAATACGAAACTTCTTTTCTTCAATCTCGCCAGTCTCTTTATCAACCCGTGAATACCACCCATTTGATGGCTTAACAACATGACCAGATTCAATAGCCATGTCTAGTAAACCCGACCAGCGACTAATACCACCGTCGTGACGAACGGTAACAGGAATCTTAGATTTCTCTCTTACATAACGAGACTTCTCAACGTTAATAATAAAGTTATAACCTACAACCTCTGTACCTTCTTTTTCTTGCTGACGACCTAGAATAAAGATATTATCGGCAGCATAATAAGAACCAGTACCACCACCTACAACATCCTTGGAATACAGTTCCATAGTCTTATAGGTATGGTTAACAATAATCATAGGAATATCTTTTAGCGATAGATGAGGCGTTACCATTCGGAATAAAGACTTAATCTGCTTCGCTCGAGACATATCAGCAACAGATTTACCTTCTAGAGCATCCTCAACCTCTTTCTTAGAAGCAAGGTTACCAATAGAGTCAATAATAATAATCAGATGATCGTTTCGCTCGACACCTTCAAGCTGGGTCATTATATCAAACTTTAACTGCTCAATATTAGTTAGAGGAGTATGAAGAACACGCTTAGAATCAATACCGAAGGAGTCAAAGTACGACTGAGGAGTACCGAATTCAGAATCATAAAAGAGTAGGCAAGCATCAGGATACTTATCTAAATACGACTTCGCCATTAGTAACGAGAATGCAGTCTTAAAATGCTTAGAAGGCCCAGCCCACATAGTTAACCCAGGCGTTAGCCCGCCGTCCAGTTTACCTGACAATGCAATATTGATTGCAGGTATAGAGGTAGGGATCATATCTTTCTTCTGAAAGAACTTTGAATCGGCTAAGATAGCCGTATCCTTAATCGTAGAGTTTTTCTTAATTTTATCAAGTATAGACATTGTATAGTTCCTTATAGATCACTTATTATAATATAGATTAGTAGTAAGGTCAATCGATTACTGGCACCAGCTTTGTTTTGCGTCACCGTAATATTCTCGTGCTAATCCGTTAGCAATTAACCCGGCTCGAACACTCTGACCATTAACTAGGATATCTCCGAGCACCCTACCCCCAAATTTATCCCAAGCATATAATGTAACTTGTATCTTACCACCTTGAGAAATCATCTGTTTAGTAAAATTACTAGCTAACTGTGCTTTTTGATCTTCTTGTGCGCATTGAGCCCGATGACCTTTTTCAGGTGTATCAACACCGAAGATACGAACTGCTAGCTCTGGTTTGAGTGGAGCAGGTAGGAATGGTGCTGCAATAACAATAGTATCACCATCACTTACACGTAAAACTTGAGTATCATAGGTAGCTGAGTTTTTAGGTACTTTTTGAGCGATCGCTGGTAGAGTAAATAATGCTGCAATTAATAAAGCTAATAAGTTTTTCATCCGAATAATCCTTCTAAAGATGCGGTTTCTTTAACTTGCCATCCAATACAGCTTAGCAAAGAGTTAAGGGGTTCGAGAAAAGACTTCTCAAACATTTTATCGTAGTCGATATACTCACGAATTTTAAACTCCGGTGGTACCTCGCCTGCAAATGTAATAACGTGAGTACCTAAAGGATTCGGTTCACGGAGATATAAAAACTTAATTTTATCGCCCTCCTGAATCAGTTGATACTTCTTCTCTAGCCCCTTACTGGTGACTAGATGATTATATATGAGAGCACCGCGCACGTGGATAGGGGTAGCCTTCTTAAAGATACTATTCGAATCGGCATAATCCTTAATACCATTCACCCCTCGAGGAAATGCAATATCTTCAGGATCCAAACTATGCCACGTTGCTTCTAGATCAGCTACGAATTGCCTTAGCGTCATTTCATCTTTAGTGAGAGCAATCGATACAGCTTCTTTAAGCGCTTTACGAACTGGGGCAGGCGTAGACGATCTAACAATCTCCATACCCAGTACTTTTAGCTTCGGGGGATCATATGCAACACCCTCAGAGTTATATACGTTAACAGCATACCGCTTCTTAGCAATCCAGATACCTCTATCGGCAATAATCTCACGCTTGAATTTAATCTTACGTTGATATACATTCAGGTATTCGGAAAGAGACTCACAAGCAGCATCGATCGTCGGTTCAATTTGAGTTGCGCAATACTTATTGAGTACATCGACGATTTCTGACTTAGTTTTATCTTTAAGATTCTTATCGACCAAAGCACCAAGAGTAATGTAGGTAGAGTCAGTATCAGAATAAAAAGAATAATCAACATCCGTTGTACCGCTTTCCTTATTTACAAACTCGTTAAGTTTTTTAGCTACTGATCGAATTAGTAACTGACCGGTCATCGTAATACCTTCAGCAATCCTAATATCATAAAATCTAAAATGAACGTTACCCAGCGCACCGTAAAGAGAGTTCATTAAAATCTTAGCAGCCATCTGCTTGGAGTTAAGACTAGAGATTAAATTAAGATACTTTTTATCCTTGGTCTCTTCGTACTTACTTTGCGCGGCTAACATTTCTTTTTTAGCTATTTGCCGAGAAGTAAAATAGAAGTCAATTAACTCCGGGAAGATACCCTTCTTGTCCCGAGTAAAACATTGACCATTAGCAGTCATAGACCAATCGTTCTTATGTATCTCAGAAGTATTAACTTCAGTATCAATAAGACGTTGAATGCTCTTTTCATCATCGGCTAGAAACTTCTGGCCCTCTACCAGAGTTTCTGGTGACATATTCCACGACATAATAATAGAGGGGTAGAGAGAGGTAGCGTCAAAAGAAACTACCCAGTCATATTGAGTCGGTTTAGGTTCTTTAACATATGCGCCCATGATAGTTCGATCCATAGCAGGATCAACACCCGGTGGGTTATGAACAATAATATTATTTCTTAACAGCTTATTATATAAAATACAATCCCAAGTTCTTACAGAAGAAAAGATATCAGTATAGTTACACTTCGCATCATAAGCCATAGTAAGAATCAAGTTAATGATCTTCATCTTTTCTTCAAGACGGTCAACCAACTCTACGTCGCGAATATTATAGTCTACAAATAGTTCCCAGTCCTTGGTATAGAACTCTTTAAACGTTGCATAAGGATTCTTTAACTTACTTTCACCGAGCTCTTCCATCGCAACAGTATCCAACTTATAGTTTTCAACCATCTTATAGGAGAACTTCTTATACAGATCCATAAAGTCGAGAATAGAAATACCACACCACTCAAACGCCAACTGAGTCCGACCCCGTGCAGTTGGTACTTCATACTGCCTTACATAACCCCAGGGCGAACATTCGTTTAAAGCCTTTTCACCAAGAACTTTAATAATACGTGAAGATAGGTATGCAATATCAAATAACTGACTATTCCAACCC